AATAGGTTCTCAAGGTTTGACTGGTAGCCAAGGATTAACTGGCATACAAGGAAACCAAGGAACAACAGGCTCTCAAGGATTAACTGGTTCGCAGGGTGCGCAAGGGGTTCAAGGATTACTTGGTCTGCAAGGTACTCAAGGAATTCAAAGTAATCAAGGAACAACTGGATTACAAGGTTTTACTGGTTCGCAAGGCGTTCAAGGAATTACAGGAACATCACCTGCGGGCGGTGCAACAATTTCAGATATTTTAATGCTCGGTGGAATGTAAAGAAAATGGAGAACAATGCCAACCTATAAGGTATTAGCACAATCAGCGCCAAGCGCAGCAACGGCAACAACGCTTTTAACCGCCACTAGCGCAACAATCATTTCCACTCTTAATGCTTCAAATATTGGTAGTACTCAAGATACTATTCGTGTTGCAGTAAGACCTGCTGGAGCAACATTAGCCAATCAACATTATATTGCTTATGGTGTACCTTTAGCAGCAAACGCAGTATTTTCAATGCAAGGTGGAATTACTTTAGCCAATACAGATGTGGTTACGGTTTATTCAACTACTGGCACTACTTCATTCTCAGCATTTGGAAGCGATGGTAACTAATGGCAATTAACATAGTAGGCGGAACAGTAAGCCCATCAACGGCTTTAACCCTTAATGCTCAAACAGGAACTACATACACATTTGTTTTAACTGATGCTAACAACACATTGGTTACAGCCTCTAATGCTTCGGCTCAAACTTTTTCAATTCCTACCAATGCTTCAGTTGCTTATCCAGTAGGCGCACAAATAAATATTATTCAAATTGGTGCTGGACAAGTAACAATTCAAGCGGTAACTAGCGGAACAACTACTGTTTCTTCAACGGGAACAACTTCTACCGCACCTAAATTGCGAGCGCAATATTCATCGGCGACTTTGATTAAAGCGGCAACCGATCTTTGGTATGTAATTGGTGATATAAGTTAATCAATGAACTTAGTGGAGAAGGCGGTAGGCAAAGGCGGTAAGTTAGCGCCATTAGTTATTCCACAAGGATTAACTTCAGGAACTGGCTTAATGAATCCATCTATCTTTATAGATAATGATGGCGATATATTAGTTAATCTCCGGCATGTTAATTATACGCTTTACCACGCAGAAAATGAACAAAGATTTCCAAGTAGGTATGGACCTTTATCTTACTTACACCCAGAAAAAGATCACAGATTAGTCACAGTTAATTACATCTGCAAGTTAGATGAAAACTTAAATATGACTAACTTTGCAAAAGTTGATACATCTGAATTAGATGTTGAACCAATTTGGGAGTTTGTCGGTGAAGAAGATTGCCGATTAGTGCAATGGGATAATAAATACTATCTAGTTGGAGTTCGGCGCGATACAACTACAAATGGTGTTGGTCGCATGGAATATAGTCAAATAAAGATAGATAAGATCAATTGGACAGTAAAAGAAGTTAGCCGCTTAAGAATACCAGCACCTAAGCCTGATACCTCTTATTGCGAAAAAAACTGGGTTCCAGTAATCGACAAACCTTATCACTTCATTAAATGGTCAATGCCTACCGAATTGGTTTATGCCGACCCAAACGAAGCAAAGTGCGATCAAATATTTTTAAAGAAAACAATTACAGCCCCGGCAGATCAAAGAGGTAGTTCTCACCTTATTCCATGGGGCAATATTCACATAAGCATTACCCACGAAGTTAATTTGTTTAAGAATTATCTAAAACAAAAAGATGCTATTTATAGGCACAGACTTCTAGTGTGGGATAAAGAATTAAACTTAGTTGGATTAACTCAACCATTTTCTTTCTTAGACGGCAGGGTTGAGTTCTGTGTTGGTATAGCAAAACAAGATGATAACTTGCTTGTTAGTTTTGGCTTTCAAGACAATGCCGCTTTTGTATTACGCGTGCCTAAATTGGTAGTGGAAGACATGATACTAGAGGCGCTATCTTATGAAAATTGAAGATTTAATCTTTGATCTATCTAAAGAACCTTTTAAGGCTAGTCTAAACTTTGCAGTAGCGGTTGAATATGAAAAATTAAATCAAACCGCATCTGCGGTATCATTTTATTTACGAACAGTTGAATATAGTAAGCAGGCAAACGACCCATTTGTTTATGCTTCACTACTTAAAATGGCGCATTGTTTTAATGACCAATCAGATAGACAATATACAGTAAGTAATTGCTTACTTCAGGCTATTGCTTATTGGCCAGAGCGCCCAGAAGGTTATTTTTTACTATCACAATTCCACGAACGCTTATCTCAATGGCAAGAATGTTATACATATGCCGAGATTGGATTGCACCGAGCCACATATCCTTCACTTCCTGCTGAAGTAGGTTACTACGGTGCTTATTGCTTAGAGTTTGAAAAAGCGGTAAGCGCATATTGGGTAGGGCGCAAAAAAGAAAGTATAGAATTATTGAATAAATTATCTAACATGGATATTGCTCCTGAATATAAAGCAACAGTAAAGCATAATCTTGATAGGATTAAAGATGCTGTTATTTGATATAGGCGCAAATCGCGGTGATGCTACTTGGGTTGGCTTAAACAAAGGCTATAAAGTAATAGCATTAGAACCAGCGCCACGCATTTACAAAGAACTTGTTAAAAACTTTGTTTATAGCAACAATGTTGTTCCACTTCGCTATGCGGTATCTGATAAAGATAATGATAGGCTTAAGTTTTACGAATGCGTAGAAGATGGATTATCTACTTTAAATAAAGAATGGCTAACTAGCGACTCCATGCCATATTCAGGTAAAGAATTTCGTGAAATAGAAGTCAATACCATAACCATAGACACGCTTGCTGAAATCTATGGAAAACCTGATCTAATTAAGATAGATGTTGAAGGCGCTGAATGGTCGGTCTTTAACGGAATGACTAAATACTATGGGCAACTATGTTTTGAATGGACTTTTGAAACAATGGTAGAACATGAAAAACAACTAGATTACCTATATACTTTAGGTTATCGAACAGTAGCACCTCAGTATATTGTAGGACACCTACAAGAACCTGAAGTAAGTTTTGAATTAAAAGAGGATAATAAACACCAACTTATTATCTGGCATCAAGAAACTTCTGACGCTTGGATTGAAGGCGGTTGGCAAATAAGTAATTTGCGACCTACGGCAGATGTTGGAATGATATGGGTAAAATGAAACTAGAGGAGAACAATGGGCTTATTAGATAGGTTCGCATTACGCGTTGCTAAAGAAATAAATAAAGCACCTGCCCTTCCTGCTGGTTCTGTAACTATGACTGAGCAACAAATGATTAACAATGCAGGAATTATGACTCAGCAATATGGTCAATCAGTTTCGTTACCTAGAAACCCTATATGGCCAAATGTTCCATTTACTCCGGGTAATCCTTTAATTCCCGGAGCGATCAACCCAGTCCGTGAAGATGGACGCGCTGACCCTAGAAGATATGAATATCAAGTTGCGCAAAATATCAACATCACGCCAACTAAACTTATACCTTTTACAACACTACGCTCTACCGCAGATCAAGTAGATATCATTCGTAGATGTATTGAAGTAGTCAAAAATAAAATAACAGGAATGAACTGGGATATTGTTTTATCAGATGATGCTTCAGAAAAGATTGCTGCTGAATCAGGCAAAGATCATGTTCGCGCAATGGCAGAAGCAAGAACTAAATATACAGACGACATTGATAGACTTCGTTCGTTTTGGGAAAATCCTGATAAATCAAACGGATATACATGGTCTGATTGGATTAACTTAGCGCTAGAAGAAATCTTAGTTATTGATGCTTGGGCTATATGGCCACAGAAATCAGTAGGTGGGGATTTATACGGATTTCAAATACTTGATGGCTCAACTATCAAGCCTTTGATTGATGATCGCGGTATGCGACCAGCACCACCTAACCCTGCGTTTCAACAAATATTGTTTGGCTTCCCTCGCTCTGAGTTTATGGCGCCAAATGAAATTGAAGACGCTGATGGTGAATTTACAGCAGACGAATTATCTTATTTAGTTAAAAACCGACGCACTTGGACTATCTATGGATTTAGCCCGACCGAGCGAGCGCTACCTTTGGCTGATATTTATTTACGCAGACAACAATGGATACGCGCTGAATATACAGATGGCGTATTACCTGAATTATTATTTACAACTGATGCTACTTTCGGCAACAATCCAGAGTTGCTTCGTGCATACGAAAACATATTCAACGATGATTTGTCTGGACAAACTGCGCAACGCAAACGCGCTCGTTTATTACCAGCAGGTATGGCACCAATTCAATTTGATGGATATGGCGAAAAATTCAAAGATGTATTAGATAAATATATTGTTACATCAATCTGTGGACACTTTGGCGTATTGCCTAGTGAAATTGGATTTAGTGGCTCAGGTTCATTAGGCGCAAGCGGATTACAAGCAGGAGAAACTCTTTCAGCAGAAATAATTGGTATTCAACCTTTGGCTGATTGGATTAGCAAGCAATTAACTAATCTATCTTATGTATATCTAGGCATGCCACGCGAACTTGAATTCAAAATATTATTTGAATCAAAGATTGATACTGAATCAGAAGCGCGTCGGGTCGATATTGAATTGAAGAATGGTGGTCGCACCGTAAATGAAGCCCGAAGCAATATGGGATTACCACTTCTTGATACCCCACAGGCTGATATGCCTATGCTCTACTCAGGATCAGGATTGTTCTTCTTGTCGCCAGATGGAATTATTGATGCTACAACTGCGGCAGGTGCTTCTGCGCTATCAGGAGATGAAGCCACCCCAGTAACAGATCAAATAACAACAGGAAATAAACCAACCACAGAAACAGGCAAACCAACTCCTAATGTAGTTGAAACAATGTCTGAAGATACTCCTAGTGCTACACAAGAGGTTAAAAAATTCTTAAAGTGGATGCGTAAAGGTAATTTCAAGCGACCATTCAATTTTGAAATAGTTGAATCAGAATACGCTGAAGTGATAAATAAATATATCGCTATTGGCGATACTGAATCGGCTCGCTGGTTTGCTGAGAGATATATAGGGTTGTAATGAAGCCGAACAGAACGCGATTGAAAGTTCAATTCGCGGCTCGGCATGCTCGTTCAATAAAACAAGGCATGAAGGCTATGTTCTCGCCAAAAGAAATAGCAGATTTTTGGTTTGCTTCTAATCACCCAGTAGGAAACATAGAAACAAACGAGCCATATAAATTACAGCCAGTATTGGCTAGGGATTGGTCTAAAATCTTCATCAACCCTAAAAGTACAGAAAAACTTTACAATGCTTTAGGCAAAGTTTATGCAGACGCTTTCATATTAGGTGAAGATATAACCAGTTATGAATTAGCCAAAGCAATAGGATTGCAGAAAGCAGCACCTAGTAAGCAAAAACTGCAAAGAGCATTGACTATTAACTGGAATAAATGGACTCCCGGAAATCGCGCTGCTGCTGCTTTAGTTGACCCACCAGAAGGTCTTAAACGCCTATTACAGAGCCGAAGAATAGTTATTCAAGGACTCACTAACACCACTTTGAATCAGATTGGCACAGCGCTCGCTGAGGGGCTTAAACAAGGTTCCACACCGAAAGAAGTAGCCGACGATCTTTCCTACATAATAGGAAATGATGACAGAGCAATAACTATTGCTCAAACTGAAATGAGCCGAGCAGTAGTGCAGGCTAGCAAGGAACTTTATGCCGAAAGCGGTGTAGAGAAGATTCAATACCTAGTCGCAGACCCTTGCGACGACTGTCAAGAAAACTACGATGCTTCGCCAATAGAGATTGGTGAGCAATTCCCCAATGGCGACCCACCAGTCCACCCAAACTGCATGTGCGATATTGCACCTTATGTAGTGGATACTGGATTATGGGAATATGTATATGGCGAAGAAACCGAGTAAAGGAAAACTATGAGCGAAAAAACAAGTGTCTATGCAGACATTCTAAAGTACGATGATAATGGCGACGGAACTCTTACCGTATATGGAAAAGCAACAGATGATGCGTTAGACATTGACCAACAAATCTGTGACCCAGTATGGCTAGACAAAGCAATGCCTGATTGGTTTAGAACTGGCGGAAATATTCGCGAGCAACACAGCAATATCGCTGCTGGTGTGGCTAAGGAGTATGAAGCAAAAGCAGACGGACACTACATCAGCGCTCTAGTTGTTGATCCAGTTTCAGTTAAAAAGGTTCAAAATCGCGTATTACGCGGATTCAGTATTGGTATCAAATCACCTCGCGTGGTTCGTGACCAAAAAGCAGCAAATGGTCGTATCATAGATGGTCAGATTGTTGAAGTATCTCTAGTAGATAGACCAGCAAACCCTAATTGTCAATTAGTTTTGGCAAAATCAATTAATGGTGAGAAAACACTAACGAAAGTAGAGGAACTCTTGGAAACCAACATAGAGAAAGAAATAGCGGGAGATTCAATGGCTATGGGTGGAGAAACCAAGACCATTCCTTCTCGCGATGAAATGATTAGTCGTTATGCATCTGCTCGCAAAGCCGTAGATGATTTAATGATGGAATGCAAGTCATACGGATATGATGACATTGACAAACAATACGGCGAATCAGCCGAACAAGAAACTGCTGAAGGTCCTGCCGGTAGCGGAGCCGAACATGAACTTGGCGAAGTCAAAAAAGAATTAGTAGATCAAGATGGTGGCGAAACTGATTTAGCCGCTACTCCATCAACTCATAAATGTTTAGAATGTGGTTGCAATACACCACAATTAACACACGGATTAACACAAGTTGAAGTTACTGGTGCAACACCGGGAAATGAAATAGCAAATGTATCAACTGCTACTATGATTTCACCTGATCAAACACCACTACCTAAATCAACAGAAACAATCGTTCCACCTGCAACTATTGAAGAAGTAGGAACAATTATCGAAGAAGAAGATTCTGATGAGGACAACTCAGCAGATAAGTCCCTGCTCGCTGATGTTAAATTAAATGACATCATTGAGAAAGCCGTAAAGAGTGCTATGAGTTCGGTTGAAGCCGAAGTCGCATTGTTAAAATCTGCAAAAGAGGCAGTAGAGAACAAAGCAGCATCCCTTGAAACTGAATTAGCAACGGCAAAATCTCTCGCAATAGGTGGCGGTCCTAAAAGGGCAACCATAGCGACAGGTGCTAACAAAACAAACGAGTGGAAAGCCAAAGCAGATTTGTATTACGCAAAGGCTTCCGCAACAACCGACCAGATTCTTGCTAAAGGATTTCGTGATATGGCAAAAGAATTCTTAGCCAAATCACAGCCTGAAGTAGAATCTAAATAACTCTTTACAGGAGAAAACAACTCAATGGAAAACTTAAAAGTTCAGGACTTGTTTGATGAGTCCAATCCTAAAGTTGCTGCAGAACGCCACGAAGAATATCTTGGAGAATTAAGCAAATCGCTTTCTTCACCACGACCATTTATCAATGGCGAACTAGGAGCAGATCCAGTCAAGCAGTTAGAATCACTTGCGCTTAGCAAGTCACTAACTCCTGATGCACTTGCATCTCTAAATTCTGCATTAACTTCACAACGCGGTGCTATTGGTGATATCAATAAAGAAATCACTCTTACTAATCCGTTATCAACATCTTTTGCTGCTTTCGATTTGGAAGCACCAGCAAAGATGCTCACACCTCGCCCAACTCCACTACGCAATAAGATTCCTCGTAAAAAAGGAATTGGTACTTCTCGCCGTGTAAAGCGTATTACTGCTTACACAGGTACAGGTACAGGCGTTGGAAATCAATGGCCAGGAATTGTTGAAACAACACAAAACAACTTCGCACCAGGATCATCTACAGCGCTAGAGTTAATTCGCGGTCCACAGATTTCCTACATTGCAGATGACTTAGTGTTGCCATACAACTCATACTCACTATCTGATCAAGTATCTTTCGATGCTAATTTCTCAGGTATGGGCTATCAAGACCTTCGTCAACTATCTTCAACCTCAACACTTTATGCAACAATGTTGATGGAAGAAAGAATGATGCTATACGCACGCGGAACAGCATCACCATATTCAGGCGCTATTGCTGCCCCAACTATCACAACAACAGTTCGTGACAAGGCTGGTTCAGAGCAAAACATTACAACTGTTACAGGCGGACATATTTATGTATTTGTAACCGCTTCTGCTGGTTCATTTGGTGAATCTGTTTCATCAGTAGCCGTAGATACAACAGTTGCCAACAACGCAAAAGTTGTTGATGTAAATGTAACTGTTCCTTCAACTGGCGCAGTTGGTTACAATGTTTATGTTGCAACAGGAGCAAGTAACCCAGGTCGCGCTGCTGCGTTCTATAATGGAACAACATCAACATCTGGAACTGCTGCTTTCACAATCTCAGGCGTACTTGCTACATCTGGAAATGTGCCACCAGCATCAGATACATCCGCTTACGCAACAGGATACGATGGAATTATTCCTACCGTGCTTGGCGCAAACACAGGTTACAACAACAATGTAAATGCTGTATTTAACACTTCTAATCCGGGTGTTGAATATCAGACAGTATTCTATAACTTGTACAACAATGTTAAGGCTGACCCAGATGAGATTCTCATTAACGGCTCAGACCGCAAGCAATTGTCTGATGCAATTAAGAATGGCTCAACCGCTAACTACCGTATCAATCTACAACAGACTGATGTCGGAAGTTATGTAGGTGGTACTACAATCGGCGCGCTTTACAATGAAATCACAGGTAAAATGGTTCCTTTGACCGTTCACCCATGGTTACAACAAGGCGTATCCCCTGTTCTGTCTTACACTCTGCCAATTCCTGATACTGAAGTATCAGATGTTTGGGCAGCAGTAAATGTTCAGGATTACATGGGCATTCAATGGCCAGTAGTACAATTTACTTACGACTTCTCAACTTACTTCCGTGGAACTTTCTTCTGCTACGCACCTGCGTGGAATGGAGCAGTTTCAGGAATTAAGAGTGCTTAATAAGTAATTGAATAATGGTGGTGCGTCATATATTGGGCGCACCACTATTTAACAAGGAGGCAAAATGTCAAGAATAATTCCACCACAGGGATTACGAGAAATAGAAGTAGAAACAAATAGAGGCAAAAAAGTTTTAAGGGCAGGCAAAGATGGATTGTTCAATATTCAAGACCCAAAACTGGCAAAGAAATTGAAACAAGAAGGTTTAGGCGAAGCAGGATTAAATGGTTTTAGCACCAATGGCGGATACCCATGCAGTAATTGTGGATTCGGTAGTTGGTTTATGAAATGTTCGCGTTGCGGACAAGAAAATATACGATTAGAAATGGATGGGTCAAGTGGCAGCAGCGATTAACCCCACAACTCAACAAGGTTCAATTCCGTATTTAACTATTCAAGAATACAAAGATGCGCCTACCGCTATTGATATTGATAATTTAGTATTTAATTCTCAAGACCCTGAAGCACAAAACAATGAATTAGCGAATGTAATTGCTCGCGCTTCTTCATGGGTTGATACATATTGTAATCAAGTATTAGGCGCAACGACAGAAACTGAAACTCAAAGAGCGCGTGTATCAAACGACGGAACAATTAAGTTCCACCCAAGATACAATCCAATTATTGCTTTAACCGCTTTGGCTTATGGCAACCCATCAACAGAGTTAATTACAGTAACTGATTGTTCGGTAGCGTGGTTAGAAAATCAACAGGTTATTTTTCCTTTCGCAAATCTAGGTTTTACAATGACCAATCAAGGTCCTATTCAATTTGGATTTCCAGCATATAGCAGTGGGTTGCAAGTTTATTTGAAATACAGTTATGTTAATGGTTATACAAATACTTTAATAGCAAGCGCAACTGCTACACAAACAACATTAACAGTTGTAGATGGAGTAGGCATTACAGCAGGACAACATTTGAAGATTTATGATGGCGTATATTCTGAATATGTTACAGTTGCAGATACTTATGTATTTGGTTCTACAACTGTTCCATTAGATCATGCTTTGCTATACACACATAACGCAGGAATTTCTATCTCTGCGTTGCCACCAGCCGTTAAAGAGGCTACTATTCTTGCTACAACTGCAATGCTAAAAATTCGCGGAGATGCTAGTTTGACTATGTCGGTAGGAACTTTGCCTAATTCAAGCGCCACTTCAAATATTCAACAAAACATTGGAAGTGATATGGCGATGGCGATGGATTTATTGAAACCTTATCGTAGGATTAGATAGTGTCTAGATCAACTGTGCGCGAAGCCGTGCGCAATTGGATTGCTAGCGCACAAATAAATACACTAAACCAAACATTATCTTCATTTCCAAAGCGTATAAACTTTCAAGAAAATGCTTTTCCCGGACAATCATCTAGAGCAGCAGCAGTAGTATTCATTGAAAACGAACAAGAAATGCGTATCGCTATTGGTGGTGTAGCACCAATGAATACAGGTGGCGAAGGTAAAGGCTGGAAGCGCGTTGATTATGGAATTGCTCTACAAGTATTCCACCATTCACTTCAGAGAAACGCTGAAGATGCTATGGCGGATTTTGACTGCTTGATAGATGCGATAAAAACTAGATTAAGAGCGGGTCAGCATACTCTTGGAGTAGATAACCCAAATATAATCTGGCAAGCAGCAGAACCCGGAATAGATGTCCAATATGGCGAACCGCTTTCTAATGAAGGTGGCGCAACCGAAACTTGGGCTGCTATCCGTTTTACAGTAACCGAAATGATTGAATCATAGGAGAATCCAATGGCTCGTTATACATATAATGGTGAAGGGTCGCGGACATTTCCAACACTCGGAATCACCGTGAAAAAAGGTGAATCGTTTGATGGTCCTGAAGGTCTAAGGGCTAGAGGATTATCTCTTGCTTCATCAGCGCCAAAGACCGCACCTGCGGTATCAGAAGCACCAAAAGAAGCAGTAAAAGAAAAACCAAAAGAAGATATTAAATCAGAAAACAAGCCGTCAGCCTCGTCTGACATTACAGCAGGAGCGTGAATAAATGGCATCAGCAAAACCATCGGTACGCAGTTATGTGGGAATCGCTAAAGAGGTAACTCCGGGAACACCAGTAGCGGCAACCGACTTTATTCCATTGGCTAAAGATTCATTAAAGCCAGTAGATATTATTGCACCACTCTACGACACAGGACTTCGTGGTTCTATGGCGCAGAATTACAATTACATTCAAGGTCGCCGTCATACAGAAATTGATCTCGGCGGTCCAGTATTCGCTGACACAGTTGGATATTGGTTAGGCGGAATTATGGGGTCAGTTGTTACAACTGGCGCTTCTGCACCTTACGAACACACAATTACATTAAAGAACGCAACAGGTATTGGCGCAGACGCTCAACCTACATCTTTTACTATTGAAGATATGTATGTTGCTGAAAATCGCTTCTATCCTGGTTGCAAAGTAACAAACTTTGTTCTTACATTTAACTCAGAAGGTATGTTGGAATATACCGCTAAGTTAATGGGTTGGCCATCAGAAACTACTGCTGTTGCTACACCAACATTTAGTGATGTAGTTCCTACTCCAGTATGGCGTGGAGAAGTATCTATTGGTGGAGATGTTATTGGTTACACAACCAATGGTTCAGTCACTTGCACTCGCGCAGCCGAAGCCATCTTTGGAATCAATACAGCACAAGGTCCTTATGAGATTTTCGTAGGCGCTTTAGATTCAACCGGCAACTTCACTTTCGTGATGGAAAATGACGATCAACTACTAGAGTTTTTAGACAATACTCAACCTGAGTTAATTGTTACATTCACTCAAGGTGCTGGTGCCACACAGACAAGCATTGTATTCCATGTTGGAAAAGGTGCTTACACAACCGCAGCGATTGATCGCTCAGCCGATCATGTTTCGCTAACAGTTGATTTCTCAGCAATTGCCACAACTGGCGACGCTGGCACAACTGGCGGATATAGCCCAATTACTTGGGTGTTAGAGAATGCTGTTCCTACTGGTACATATCAGTAATTAACAGCGCAATTCGGTAAGTAGGGATTTCAAGTGAGTGTGCCGCCTTCCCACACTCTGCCCTACTTACCTCTATAATCAGAGAAGGCAAACTACGGAAGGAAAACCATGTCAGAAAAGAAAAAAGTAGAACTACCTTCAGGCGGTTGGGCAACTTTCAAAGATGCTTCAACCCTCAGAGTAAAAGATCGCAAAAAAGTATTAAAAAATGCAAGCGCAGAAGAAGGTTTAATGCAAGCATTATCTATAGTTGATGGATTGATCGCAGTACTTGTTGAAGAATGGTCATTCGAAATGTTAATTCCAGCATTGAAAATCAACAATCTTGAAGAATTAACAATGGCTGATTATGATGTATTAGCCGAAGAAGCAGGCAAAGCGCAAAAAATGTTATTTCCAGCATTAAGTAAAACAGAAGAAACCGAGGCTGACCCTGAATCCCCTTTCGGAAAAGCCAACGATTAAAATGGTTGCTTGAAGGTGGCGAAAGACACGAAGCATTCACTTATCCTGATGAGGAATGGTTCTATTATTCTGCTGCTGAAAAGTTTGGCTGGACACCGAATCAAGTAGATGAACAACCAGCCTATTTAGTTGATTGGCTATTATCAATAGCAACTCTAGTAGATGAAGCGAAAGCGAAAAAAATTGATAGCAAACAACCTAAGACTCGTTAAGAAGGCTTGGGAAAATCAAACTAGCAAAATTGATCTTGCTACTCGTGCCGCTAGAGATGAAATGATGACTGCTCTGATTCAGTTATCAAAAGAGCAAATTGAAGGCAAAAGACCTAAAGGTCAAGTTGCTTGGACTGGTACGCCTACACCGCCAATGAATAGAACAGGTAATTTGAGGCGTTCTATTACTGGTCAAAAGTTTAGGACAGGGTTTGCTTCATACGAAGCGATAGTAGGACCTACTATTATTTATGGTCGCAAGGTAGAATTAGGTGGACCAAATTGGAAAGCAGGAGTGCGCTTTCCTTATATGGAACCTGCTTATCAACAATATAGAGCACAAGTGCACAAACAAATCATTGACAAATACTTTAGGAGATTCAGATGAATACATTTTATCCGCCTGTAATCTTTGAAGTAAAAGCAAAGGCCATGGAAGCCATTGCTGAATTTAAGAAAATCAATGCTGAATTAACTAAGATGGAAGCGAAAGCAGATAAAGCAAGTCTTAGTATGATGAAGATTGAAAAAGCAGCAAAATTAACTAAAATCGCTCTTGCTGGTGCCGCATTAACTTTCGGCGTGTTTGCTGCTGCTGGATTGAAAGCAGCCATGGATCAAGAAGCAGCCATGACAAGGCTTCAAATAGCAGTACAAAATGCTGGTCAAAGTTTTCAAGCAGCATATCCTTTAATTACAGAAACTAGCAACGCATTAGTCAAATTAGGTTTTCATGACGAAGAAGTTTATGGTTCTTTAGCCAAATTAACTGCTGCTACTGGCAATGTTAAAACAGCCATGAAGACTATGTCTGTTGCTGCTGACTTAGCCCGATTCAAACAAATTTCATTAGCAGAAGCATCTGATCTAATTGCTAGGGCAACTACTGGTCAGGCTAGAGGTTTGCGTGACTTAGGTATTGCTATGGGTCAAAATATTGACAAAGGCGCAACTCTTGAAGATATATTGAAAGCGATTGAAGACAGAACTAAAGGAACTGCCGAAGCGTTCAGCAAAACTGCTGCTGGTGGATTAAAAACATTTGACGCACAATTAGATCAACTTAAAGAGCAAGTTGGTTTTGTTTTATTGCCAGCATTGATAAAAGTAACTAATTGGTTAAATACATCATTACTTCCTACGCTGAGCAAATTTTTCGGTTTCTTAGAACGCAATAAAACAATTCTTATTAATTTCGGTTTAGCGTTTGCCGCTATTTGGTCTTTCGCTAAGATACAAGCAGGAGTTACTGCTGCTATAACAGCAATCAAATTATTGGTTGGCGCATACAATACATTGAAAGTATCTGCTATTGCTGCTGCTGTTGCAGAAAGACTAGCGATTAATCCATTATTGGGTGCTGCTGCCGTAGCAATTACATTAGGTGCTATTGTTAAAACTATTGCTGATGTAAAGAAAACTAACGAAGAAGTAAAAGACCTCAAAGTCAATTTAGATGGTATTGGCGACGGAACTAATCGCGCTGGCGACGGATTGAATAAATTATCTGATGCTTTAATTAATGCTAAACAAAGAGTTACAGATTTCAATACTGCTATTAAATCAACATTCGTAGATTTGAAAGGTGCTTGGGCTGCTATTGCCGGTAGAGATTCTAATGCTGCGATTCAAGAAGGTTTATTAAACCCTATTGACAAATTAGTCACAAAAACTCAAACTGCAATAAATGCTTATCAATCAGCATCTAATCAATATCAAGGCGCATTATCTCAATTAACATTCGCTCAAAATAATTACACCAACGCTGTAAAAAGTGGCAACAAAACCCTTATTGCTTCAACCGAAAGCGCATTAAAGCGTGCTGAAGATTTAGTTAAAAGCCTACAAGATGGCATGGGTGCGGCATTAAAAGATATTACTCAATTACAGCAGGAAATGATTGACGCTGTTGTTGAAACAGAAAACAAACTTACAGAACTAAGGTTAGAGCGCAAAAAAGTATTAGATGATTCATTAAAAGATGAATTAGCGCTACAAAAAGATTACAACGCTAGAGTATTACAATTACAACAAGATGCTGCTCGCCGTAGCGCAGAAATTGTAAAACAGTCAGTTGATCAACTTCGCAGTGCATTCAAAGGTTCAACTTATAGAAGCATAGGCGATATATTTTCAGGATTAACATTTGAAGGTAAATACCTCAAAGGTGGTTCTATTGAGGCGATCACTAATGCGTTAGCGGTTCAATCACAGAAGGCTACTTCGCTTGCTGATAAAGCAGGCAAATTGCAAGCATTAGGATTCACTCAAACTTTCATTGAAGAAGTTATTTCTCAGGGTCCTGATGTTGGTGGCGCTTTAGCAGACACTATTATTAGCGGAACACCTGAATCTGTTGCTCAATTACAATCATATTGGCTTGCGTTAGAAAAAGTATCTTCACACGGAGTAGATACCATAGCAAGAAAAATGAACTCAGGTATAACTCTTGCTACCGAGGAATTAACTGCTCAATTAGCAGGTGTTCAAACAGAATTGACCTCTGCGCTTTCATTGGCGTTTGATGAATACACTTCTGCATTAGACACTATTCGCGCTAAAACTTCAGAGCAAATTAAATTGATTGATGATCAAATTACTGTATTGATGGCAAAAATTGCACAATTGCAAGCCGCACTTGCTCAATTAGCAACTTTGTCAGCCCCGGGAGTTACTACAACTGCCCCGACTTTAATTACACCAATTCCTACAATTCCTACATATCAAACTGGTGGAATTACTACGCCTTGGGATACTGGTGCTGGAACTACAATTATTGTTAATCAACAAAACAATACAAATGCTACGGCAGATAGTATTGCAGCAAGCACTGCTTGGGCTATTAGAAGTTCGGGCGACTTAAACTTTGCTGAAACTCGCGTTATGGAAAGAAATACATCAATACAACCAACTGCTTGGGCTAAACAACAAGAATATCGCGATTACAGAGCAGGTGAAAGGTAATTTATGCCAGTAGCATCATTACTTAACTATCGCTTTGCTTTTAACGATTTTGAATTTGGTGGCGGTAATTCTGTTTATCAAATTATGACTCTTGACGGTCTTGAAGATTTACCTGTAATTCGCAATCAAGACGATAACCGAGGTTATCAAGATGGTATGTGGACAGGTAGGGATTTTCTTTCAGGTCGCACATTAACTTTTGTTATTATGGTATTTGGCGATGCTAACCATTCAATGCAAGAAAATCTAAACTTATTACAAGCAGCCCTTGTGCCACAACAACAAGGAACTGGATTATTACAATTTCAACTTCCCGGTGATGATTTACAAAGAATAAACGCACGCGTTCGTCGCAGAGCAATTCAAATCAATACAGATTATTCATCAGGTCGCGCAACCGTAATGTATGAATTCTTTTGCCCAGACCCACGCTATTATGATGACCAATTAAAGACTACTAACTTATTTGGTTCATCAGTTGGAACTATTGGTAGGACTTATGATCGAGTTTATACATATCCAGCATCACCAATTGCCAATCCAAATGAAACTGGCATGTATTATGGTGGCGGAACAACAACCGCTAATTTAATTATTAATGATGGCTGGACCACCACTTACCCAACCATAACCATTACAGGAAGCGCAGTTAATCCTCGAGTTAATGACTTGACATCAGGATTATTTTTGCAATTTAACTGCACGCTTTCATCAAGCGACACGCTTGTTGCTAATACAGATTATAGAACCGTAACAATTAACAATGTAAATAGACGAGCCGTATTGGACAATAATTCAACATGGTTTGCCGCCCCACCGGGAACATCAACATATAGTTTTATTGCTACCTCGACAGACGGCAATACTTCCTGTATTGTTACTTACCGCAATGCTTATATCTAGGAGATAAAATGGCACTAAGAACCCCACCAAGTTGGTTACAAAATGGTTCTCACCCTGCTGAGAATGATCGTTTAACATCAACTGGTATTTTGTGGAAATCACAAGGCGTTGCTGATTATGGGTCAATGGTTGTTGGACAAACTGCCACACCATCTATGGCAGTTACAATTGCTGCTGGACATGCTTTAATTGCTGGAGATCAAACAAGCACTCAAGGTTTTTATATTGCATACAATGATGCTAGTACAACAGTTGCTATTGCTAATGCTGATCCAACTAATCCTAGAATTGACAGAATTGTTGTAGCCGTTCAAGATGCTTATTATGGCGGCACCGCAAATAATCAAGTATTATTTCAAGCAGTAACAGGAACTCCTGCTGGAAGTCCAGTAGCACCTGCCGCACCTGCCAACTCATTAACCCTTGCTTTTGTTGCCGTAGGCGCAGGAGTAACTTCTATTGTTACTGCTAACATTACAGATGCTCGCGTAACTGCACAATTTTCAGAACATGCTTTTACAGCACAAAATACTGCCGCTAATACATTAGTAGTTAATGGAATTGCATCACAATCAGGCAAAGCATTACGGATTAACAATTCTGCTGGTATTCAAAAATTTGCCGTTGCGGTTGATGGAACCCTTACTTTTCAAGATGGTTCAACTCAAACTACTGCCGCAACTTATGACCCTAATATAGTTGTTAATACTCAATCAGGAACTACATACACTTTAGTTGCTAATGATGCTCAAAAACTTGTTACATTATCTAATTCAAATCCAATTACTTTAACTATTGCTTCTAATGCTACACAAGCACTTCCAGTTGGAACGCAAATAGCGTTAGCGCAATACGGAGCAGGACAAGTAACTATCGTTGGCGCTTCAAGTCCAAACCCAGTAACGATAGTTTCAACTGGCGCAACCGCAAATCAACCCAAGATTCGCACCCAATATTCAACATGTAGCGTAGTTCAAACATCAACTGATAATTGGTTAGTGATTGGAGATATTGTCTAATGCCATTTTTAGGAGCATTTGCATCAGGCGGATTAGCACCTTCAGCACCTACTATTGGAACTGCTACGGCTGGAATAAATTCAGCAACGGTTACATATACTGCCCCTACTTGGGTTGGTAAAGGAACTGGCGCACTAACTTATACTGCTACTTCATCTCCTGGTGGATTTACTGGAACAGGTGCATCACCTATTACGGTATCGGGATTAACTGCTGGAACCTCTTATACATTTACTGTTAAAGCAACAACTTCTTATGGCGTAACTGGGCCAAATAGTTCTGCATCTAATAGCGTGACACCTACTGCTGCGTTTTCTTATACTTCAAATGCTAACTCTGTAAATAATGATGGTACTTATACTTATTTAGCATTTACAAGTAGCGGAAATATTACTGTTAATGCAGGAAGTAAAGCAATGCTATATTTACTTTGCGCAGGTGGCGGTGGCGGTGGTACTGGTATTACAGGATATAATGGAAAAAACTCAGTTCCTTTTGGTTATGGTGCTGGCGGTGGCGGTGGCGGTGGTATTGTTTATGCTAACGGAACACTTAATACACAAAATTATGTAATAACAGTTGGCGCTGGTGGTACTGGAAGTCCTGCTTCACCTACTGTGGCTGGTTCTAGTGGTGGTGACAGTTCAATTTCAAATGTTGCTACGGCTACTGGTGGTGGTGGTGGCGGTAGTTCTAGTTCTGCTGCTGGTGGTGCTGGTGGATCAGGTGGCGGTGGCTCAGCAGGAGGTGCTGGTGGTACTGGTAATCAAGGATATAATGGTGCTGCTTCAGCAAGCGTTAGTACTTTTTTTTATACTGGTGGTGGCGGTGGTGGTTCAGGAGCCGCAGGTTCCAATCAAGCAGGTGGTACTGGCAGTAGTTATTTTACTTATACTAGCATTGCTCCCGGTGGCGGTGGTGGTGGGCCAACCGCAACAGGCAGTGGCGGATATTTAGGTGGAGGAACTGGCGGCAACAAAAGCGCAAGTGTAAATACTGCTAATAATGGTACTGCTGGAACTGCTTATGGCGCGGGCGGTGGCGGTGGCGGTACTAACGGAAGCGGTTCAAACACAAGTGTTACCTACGCAAGCGGTGGCGTTGGTTACGCAGGATTGGTGGTAGTAAGAATATGAGTCATTTAGAATTTCACGAACACGCATTTTTAGATAGCAATAATGTTGTTATCAATATTGCTGTCTTTGATGAATCTGCTCACGATTCTGGATTGTTAAATGATGTTTTGAAAGTAACTCCAAACGCCGTCAAAGTAATTTGTTGTTGCACTTTTGGCGCAGCATTTATTGGTCAGTCTTGGGATGAATCAACATCTAGTTGGTTGCCATTACCAGTTTTAGAATTGCCTGAGTTTTCCAACGAAAATGCTTGAGTAAACTCTGGACTCCCAACCCAATTTAATCCACCATCAACTTCCCAAGTTGCATTAAGTCCTTTATTTAATATGTATTGGAAAAACCAATTTAATACACGCGCTTGCATAGGATTACCTGCTTCTTTCAAAGAAATATATTGATGTCCGCCTAACTCACGCATATCAATAATTGCATCTATTTCGCTAGGTTTCATCCATTCAGGTATATCTTCATTAGTTAGCCAAGAACATTTGTAAGATACGCAAGGGTCTTTGGGGCGTTTAGTGTAAATAGTGCAACCTTTACCAATAGCAACAAAATGACAAGGTTTACCTTTGTAAAAATTATGACCCAAGGCTGAACCCAATAAATTGCCTTCGCAACATTTGGTGCAAGTGCCGCAAATTCTTTTTGTCATTTAATTAAAAATTCTTCTTCTTTTTTAAGGGTAAATTCTATTGGCATAGTGTATCTAGTTCCTGAAGTAACAGGATAAACGCCATGTTCATATTCAGAATCGTTGCAAGGAAAAAAAATTATTGAACTTTTTTTGGGTTTGTAATAAAAATCATAATTAGAAAAAAAGATTTCCCCACCTTCAAAATTGTCATTAAAATAAATAACAGCACCTAAATTATTCCTAAAAAATGTGTGTTCGTCCCAATGAGGCGCAATAAACGCTCCGTCTGAATACAAAGACAAAAGAATATCTCTAATATAAAAAGTAGTTTTATAGGCTTTGTTGATTTTGGGTAAATATTTATTAACTAAATCAAGCGGAAATCCTTGATTTGCATTTTTTAACAATAACCTGCCATCACCAACTTTTTGAAATTTGCCTTGGGTTACTAATTTATCATAATGAGTAACAGCCAAATCGCAATCTTCTTTGGAAATAAAATCTTCAATAACCTTAATTTTATCCATATATCCATAGTATCAGGTGATAGGATAAACTCTCTATTGAGGAGGCTATAAAATGCAAATAATCTTTACAAATACTGTGGGCGTGTCAGACAAATACGCTCCAACCGCAGCATCCGCTTCAGTGCCTGACTGGTATAAAAACCTTGAATCTTACATTTCGGGTTCAAAAAAACCTACTGGCGATGGAAAAACAACCGCAACAATCAAAAGGTGTATGCCAGTTTTTGATGCAATTACTAGCGGCTACATTATTTATACATACACAGACCTTTTTGTATCTCAAAAAGATGGGCAACCTTGGTATGAGTGGCCATCATTTGAACCTCTTGGATTTCACCCAATAGAACAAGCGCCAACACATCCAAACAATACTGGACATTTATCTTATCCTAAATGGAATAATCCTTGGGCTATTAAAACACCAAAAGGATATTCTGTTTTATTTACTGCGCCTATGCACAGAAATTCTGTGTTCACAATTTTAGATGGAATTGTAGATACTGATGAATATAACGCATCAGTTAATTTTCCGTTTGTGCTTAATGATATTAAATATGAAGGTTTAATTCCTGCTGGAACTCCAATGGCTCAAGTTATTCCTTTCAAAAGAGAATCTTGGAAAATGGAAATAGGCAACCAAAAAGAATTTGAAGATCAAAATAAAGTAACAGGATTATTAAGAACTAGATTTTTTGATTCATATAAAACTTTATTTAGGCAACCAAAAGAATATAAATAGGGGGAATAGATGGCTACGCAATACAGGTATCTATTTGCCGACCTAATAACCAACGACATATTGGCTGAAATACCACTTACTAATGTCAATTTTACCCAGTCGTTGAATACACCAGGTAGTTTTAGCGGAACCATTCTTGGCTCAGATGTTAATGAAATAGACTACGATATACCAAATAGCACGATTCCTGCTAGAACTGCTATTTATGTAGATAGAGATGGCGTTCTTATTTGGGGTGGAATTATTTGGGTTCGCACTTGGAATAGTGATACGCAACATTATACATTTCAAGCGCGTGAGTTTGGTTCATATTTGGAACGCCGAAGAATTACTTATGATTTTATGGATGGCAATCAAGCATTAGTATATGACAATGAAGATCAACTATTTATAGCACAAGATTTAATGTATTTAGCGCAACAACAGGCTGGTGGCGATATAGGAATAGTAATTCCAAATAACACTTCAGGAGTAAATGTAACTCGTGTTTATTATGATTATGAATTTAAAGATGTATGGGGCGCGATCAAAGACCTTTCAAATCAACAAGACGGATTTGATTTTAATATAGATGTTGCTTATGATTCTAATTTAGAGCCACGCAAATATGCGCAAACTGCATATCCGCAACGCGGAGTTACTTACAATGCAAATAGTCCTAGCGCATTGGTGTTTGAATTTCCCGGAAACATAGTTTTATATGAGTGGCCTGATGATGGTTCGGTAGTTGCCAATGAAATGTATGGAATTGGACCACAATCTAATGAAGCAAAGATTCGCGCAGTTGCCGTAGCACCAACAGATCAAATTGCGGCAGGTTGGCCATTACTTGAAGATACAGTTTCTTATACCGATCAATACGACCCAACGCTTTTATACCAACAAACTCTTGGTGAAGTAACTGCTAAACAACTTCCAGTTGTAACGCCAAAGATTGTGGTTCCTGCTTATGCTTCGCCAGTTCTAGGTTCATATAAAACTGGTGATGAGTGCTTGTTAAGAATTACAGATGACAGATTCCCTAATAATGGAAGCGGTTATGGATTAGCGCAGGTTTATAGAATTGTTGCAATTAGTGTTCAGCCCGGAGAAGATGGACCTGAAAGAGTAACATTAACTTTGACCGACCCAACAGTAGGAGTGTAAATGCCATTTATTAACCTACCACCAGTTGTATCTGAAATGTTTTGGGATTTAGATAGAAGAATTAGATCGCTAGAAACAGCATTTAGATTTAACGCACCAAATATAGATTTTGCAACAAACGAACCAACCAACCCTCGCGCTGGTGATATTTACTACGATACTGATTCCGAACAATTAGTTTATTGGGATGGAACAGCGTGGTACAAACTCACACAAACCGCGCTATAAAAGAAAGATAAATATGGACTTATTAAATAGCAACTTAGGCGTTACTATGATTTGGGCAGCATTAGATAGCATTGTAATTATTGGTGGCGGTTTTAGATTTTTATACATTATGAACAAGCGTTTAGATCGCATTGAGTATCAACTATATAATAATGGTGGCGAGAGCATGAAAGACGCGGTAGATAGAATTGAACTAGATTTAGTTATACTTAAAACCCAACTTGGTCAAAAACCAAGCAGAAAGAAGGCAAGAAATGAATCAGAAAATAGTTGAGATAGCCAAATACGAATTAGGTTATCAAGAAAAGTTTAATAACGATACTAAATACGGAGCGTGGTATGGGCTCAATAAAAACCCATGGTGCGCGATGTTTGTGTCTTGGTGCTACGACAAAGCAGGATTATCTGGCGCAGTAGCAGCACAGACTAGAAAAGGCTTCGCTTCCTGCGACGCAGGGTTGAAATGGTTTGCGAAAAATAATAAGTTAATTCCAGTAGGACAGGCTGAAGCAGGCGATATAGTTTTCTTCCAGTTTGATAAAGACGCTGAACCCGATCATGTGGGAATAGTAGTTGATAACGACGGAAAGAAAAATCTATGGACTATTGAGGGCAATACAGCAGGCGACAGTAAAGGCTCTCAATCTAATGGCGATGGCGTATATCAAAAGAAACGCTCTTATGCTATCGTTATGGCAGTTGCTAGACCCTAACGGAAGGAAGAAAAGATGAATAAAAAAATGAAATCAGCACTCGCTTCTTATGCTCGTTCTTTCGCGGTAGCAGTATTAACCGCTTACAGCATGGGCAAAACAGATGTACAAGACTTAGCAGTAGCAGGTTTAATTGCAATTCTAGGACCAGCGATTCGCGCTATCAATCCTAACGATGCTTCATTCGGCATAGTTGCGGACAAGGTAGATGTAGAGTTAAATAAACTCGCTAAAGCGGATAAAAAGAAAAAGAAGTAACCAGTGGGATTGCTGGAAGACCTCGGTAACGAGAGCAATTTCCCTGACGCTCGTAGAGCATGGTGCACTGTTTGCGAGTTGTTAAAATCGTTATTGCCTAAAGAAAGTGAAGCGTTGAAACTTCGCTTAGATAATAAAAATATTACCCACATGTCTATTGCTAATGTCTTAAAAAATAACGGACACCCGATTAGCGATAGCACGGTAGGGCGACACAGGCGAGGAAGTTGTGCTGGTGTCGCTAGATAAAGATTTAGAAAAACTAGACAAAGAAGCCGATCCTGAGATAGCGGAGTTGCGTAAAGCGTTACAGCGAACGCAAAAACAATTACAACAGGCAAAGCAAAGAACTGATGAATTAGTTGAAGCAACTATTCAAGCATCTTATGATGCTGTATTAGCGGTCGGCAAAATACCGGCAATCAAAGAACCCGATACAGATAAAAGAAGAACTAAACCTGAAATCGCATTATGGCATTTGACGGATTGGCAAGGCGCTAAAAGAACACAATCTTACGATAGTGAAGTTATGCGCAAACGCGTAATGGATTTTGCTGAGAAGGCTGTTCGCATTACAGATATTCAAAGAGCTGATCACCCAGTCAAAGAAGTCACTATTATGTTTGGTGGCGATATGGTTGAAGGTTTGTTCAATTTTCCCGGACAGGTATTTGAAATTGATTCAACCCTATTTGAGCAATATGTGAATGTATCTAGGCTATTAGTAGAAGTTGTTAGATACGCTTTATCAAATTACGAGAAAGTGTGTGTCGTTCCCGAATGGGGCAACCATGGTCGTATAGGGTCAAAGCGTGATAATGTACCGCGATCAGATAATTTTGACAGAATGTGCTACGAACTTGCCCGACAACTATTATCGGGAGAGAAACGACTTACATGGCAGGAGTGTCCAGACGATATCCAAAGAGTTCAAATCGGAAACTACAAAGCACTCCTTATTCATGGCGACGAAGTTGGTCGGAATGGATTTGCGAGTCCGGCGGCAATTGTCCAACACGCGAACCGATGGCGGTCAGGGGCATACGATTGGGATTTCAGAGATGTCTATATTGGTCACTACCACACCCACGCAGAATGGCCAATGGCTAACGGACAAGGGTCTGTGTACCAAACAGGAAGCACGGAATCTGATAATCGCTATGCTGGTGTTATGTTGGCAGCAAGCGCAACACCTTCACAACGATTACACTTCATTGACCCAGTCAAAGGTAGGGTCACAGCAGCATATAAAGTTTGGTTAGACTAATGGACATAAATGATTTACTTGCAGAAGCAAGTTGTTTATTGAATGATGCTCGCAAAGAAACTTACGGAGACTTCTGGGATAACCATAGAAGAATTGGTGTTATGTGGTCAGAGTTATTACAACTTGACGAACCGATAACTCCTGAACTAGTAGCCGTAATGATGGCTCTAGTTAAAATATCTAGAATTGCTAATGATTCAACACATACAGATAACTACATAGATGCAATTGCTTATATCGCTGGTGCTGGAGAGTTAGCAACCAATTTACAATGACGGATGCAGGATACGATCAAACTTGGATTGATACAGATGATTTAAGAATTACTTATTGCATAGAGCCCCTACTACGGTAGGGGTTTATTTTTTTTGCCTATTCGTCTTCTTCTTCTTCGTCGTCGCCATAATCAACCCAAGTAGATGCCATAATGTTTAGATCGCTTGCTTGCGCTTGTGCTAATGCGGTTCCAAATAAACTAGCAGCACGATTGCATAAGTCTGTAACCATATCGGGATATGCAGATTCTTGTTCTAACTTGATATTCAATCCGCCTAGATTGATTACAACTCGGGCTAGTGGCATAAGGCGAGAATACCCCAAAAAACCCCGCCACGCCGAAAGGCGCTTCTAAGCCTCATTATTAAGCCGACCTGCTTGGCGAGCCTCGGGGGTTGTCTTACAGGCTCAGGCTGTTATACTGAAGGGACTGGCACGGCTGAGTTTTTAGAATCCCCGAGGGGCAAAACTCAAAAGTGAAAAATCAGTGGTCAGGGATAAAACTCTGGTGAACTTAGGAAGTCATTAAATCCCTAGGGAACTTCTTAAGGTGACAGAAAGATTATTACCTGATAATTACATAGCGAAGCCAAGAAGTTGTTAAGTTAGATTCTAGAATCGGCTAGACCTACTACGGTGCGACGCCCGAGGATAACCTGATTGACATGTTACGCGATGACTACTTATTAGCAGATATGTATAGCGATTACTGACCTCTATCAATTACGCAACGCACCGAGTTCTAGATACAACGACGATTGGCGATATATCGAAAGTGCTGTCGCTCTAAATTATTAAGGCGAAACACACAAGTAATTATGAGTTGCTTGTGTGTCTTGTGTTATCAGACACAACTGACGAGCCTCGTCAGCGACACGAAGGGTAATAAATATGAATACAACAATCGATATCCGTGACATCAAGTTCAACCAAGTAATAACAGTTGAACTAAAAAATGGCCAATTCATTACCGGTCATTTTCGTGGCAAAAGTAAAATCGTGAATAACGATTGCGAAATCACTGACCGCAAAGTTATTAACTTAGCAGCAACAACTGTTGATTCAAAACAACCTGAAGCATCAATTCTTGAAAACTTTGCTATCAACTGTTCACAAGTTGTTAGATATTCAGTGAACGAAGAATATGCTGACAAAGTCAAGAAGGCTATGTGGCAACGATCATTAGATCAAGTTGCTGATTCATTAAACAAAATTGACTGGTCAAAACTTGACGAGTCATTGATAACAAAAGAGGTGGAAGCATAATGAAAACTTACGAAGTAGTTTATCAAGTCAAAGCAGTTATCACTGCTAACAGTAAAGAAAGAGCAACTGCCGAAGTTAGTCATGCGTTCTGGGACGCAGATCGCGGTATGGCAAATTTCGCTGTCTATGAAGTTGAAGAAAAATCAATGAAAATAACAGAAAGGGAACTTAGTCTATGACTACTTCAACACAATTGATTAAATGGCGTGGCAATCCGCAACGCAACAAACAGTCTGACCGGCAATGCTATGACTGCGGTTATTTCTTTACAACCAAAGTTGATTTGATGTTGCATGCCGATTTTCACCGAGGCGAACGAGTTGTTCGTGAAACTGCTTGCATCTGTGGTGAAATGTACGATGTCCGTATGGGTAATTGCACCTACTGTAATCGTGTTCATTCTGCTGGCTGGACATTAGATTCTAACTAATTTATGGCGAAACCGTGCTTCCGTCAGCACGGTCTATCGGTAAATGCCGGTACTGACGAGCCAATCGTTAGAAAAACATGAAGGGTAAATCATGACAACAGAAACACAATATAACGAACCAACAGTAGAAGCAATTGCTGAGGAATTCGTTAAAGATAACACTACCTCTGAGATAGTAAAAGAGTTAGTTAAGTACAGCAATTCAGTTGATTCATTACGAAGCAACCTTGAATATGAAAGAAATCGCAATACAGCCTTGGCTAATAAATTAGATATAGTCAAGAATTTCATCACCGAGCATGTTAAAGATGACGAACCTGCTTCTGTTGATGAACTGAAAGAACTAGCAGCCGAACTTGACTTCACTCTAACTAAACGAGTCACAGTTGAATTCACAGTCACATACAACTTGACTATTGAATGTGATTTAGATGAAGAAGTTACCGATAATGACTTCCGCGTTAATATGGATTACAACGGAGTTGGTGAAGTGTATGACGAAAACGAAGACTGGTCTGAAATCACGATTGAAGACGAGGATTAATTATGAGTCCCGTATTTGTTTTCAATAAAGACTGGTTAATTTGTTATTGTGGCAACGAACCACACATGTCAGGTTTCTATGCCTGCAATAAAGACGGAAATAAACAACACGACGAATTGGGTAGCCCGACTGATGATTGGTCGGGCACTCATTATTACTGCGCTGATTGTGCGTTAGTAATCAATATGAAAAAGAAAACTACTAGAAGGGTAAGCGCATGAAATCAATCAAACACTCTATAAAGTTAGAAACTTTATTAGATGAAAACAGTGAAGTAGGTATGCAGATGTTGGCACTACCTGCTGCGACTAGAAACGCAATGCTCAATCAAATGGTCAATGACCTGCTAGTTCCAAGAATCGAGCCAATTCTTGAAGAACTAAATCAACATGGCTCTTATGCAATACTAAAAGTGAGGCAATAATGTTAAATACAGAAACAGATAGTTATGTAGTTCTATCTCCTGGTGGCCATTATCACGATTGGGCTACTAAATGCACAATGATCAAATCAAACCAATATGCTGTTATGCGGTTTTCTGCATATACAAAATGGTTCAACACGGCACGATGGGCTAAATCAAATAAAGAAATAGCACTAGCACTACCGGCACCAGCATTCGTTGGCGATACTTACGCAATTGCGCAAGATATGGCTGACGAGTTAAACCAACCAATGAAAGGGTAAATAAATGGCACATAACATAGAAGAATTCGCAGACGGAAGTTCTGCGTTCTTTTCAGCAAGGGAAGTTGCTTGGCACAAACTAGGCACAATAACTCCTGACGCATTGACAGCAAAAGATGCGTTGAAAACTGCACAATTAGATTGGGTAGTCAAAGTGACTGAACAACCTATTTACAGCAAAGTTGATGACAAAACAATGCAACTCGATGACAAGTATCTAACATATCGTGATCACCCAAAGACAGGATTATCTGCTTTAGGTGTTGTCGGTAATCGTTATACACCTATTCAAAACTTAGAGGCATTTGATTTCTTGAATCATATAGCCGACGAGTCAGGTGCTTCATTTGAAACTGCTGGTTCGCTGAATGGTGGCGCACGAGTATTCATGACTATGAAATTCCCCGAGTCAATGAAGTTAGCAAGCGGTCAAGATGTAATTGATAATTACATCATGGCTGTTAATAGTCATGACGGCTCATCTTCTTTCACCGTAGCCGTAACACCCATTCGTGCTGTATGTACTAATACAGTTCGCTTAGCACTTAATTCAGCCGTATCAAAACTTTCGTTGAAGCATACTGCTGGTGCTAGTGCCAAAGTTCAACAAGCACGCGAAACTCTAGGTATTGTGTTTAAGTATCAAGAGGAATTCGAGAAAGAAGTTGAACGCTTACTATCTGAGAAGTTCACAGATACGCAATACAAGAAGTTCGTTGAGGCACTTATTCCAGAGCCAAAAGACGATTCAACAACACGCAAAGAAAATTCAGTCGAGAAGGTTCGCTCTGAATTGATGGGATTGTGGAAAGCGCCTACGCAAGCCATAGTAGCAAATACTAAGTGGGCTGCTTACAATGCTGTTGTCGAATACTCTGACTGGGTCAAACCAGTTCGTGGTGGCGAAGATAAGCAAGAACTTCGTGCTGAAAAAATCATTCTAGGCAATAGTGAGAAGTTGAAGCAGAAAGCACAACTTCTTCTAGCCTAGTTGCTAATCCTGTTTGTTTAACAATTCCTGTGCGCCTCTTATAGTGATTCATTTATGCGGTCTAACCCTTTACCCGACCCAATAATGAAAACCGCTCTAATAGGCGCACAAGGCTTCTAAATGAACGGCGAAAACTGACCGCGAGCCTGACTTGATTAGGCAGGGTCAAACTGTAAAATAAGACATGAAGTCAAAGTGGCTTCATAAATTAACGGAAGGTATATATGGCGAAGGCAACAAAACTAAACGGCTCATCACGCAATCTATGTGATGGTTCATTACAAGAATCACCATACGAAGCAGGAACTAAAAATGCTTGCATAGTTTGCGGACGAATGACTACTACAAAACGCGAAGGTGTACAGCGTCGTCATACTGCTAAAAAAATAAAACAGGAAGCATAACAAACTAACGGAAGGGTAATAAAAATGCTGTTTATGATCGGTTCATTCATTGTTAGTGGCTTAGTCGGCACACTAATAGCGCTACGCCTTATGGCTATTGATGCACAAGAACATGGAACTAAATTAACTGTTCGTGGTCGCATAGTTGTAGGGGTTGCTATCGGATTAGGAATTGCTTTATTCATAGTCCTAGTCAATGGCATGTGGTGGGATTGCACTATTTACGATAGTGGTTCTGCCTGTCATTTCACTTGGGGGTATTAATGCAAACATTCATGCCTGATAGTGATTTCAAAGGAGTTGCTAAGTCGCTTGATAATAAGCGACTTGGCAAACAAAGAGTTGAGGCTTATCAAATACTCAATGCTTTAACTGGCAAATCAAAAGGTTGGATTCATCACCCTGCTACAAGAATGTGGCGTGGTTATGAATGGCAACTTGCTAATTACGGCCATGAAATATGCCGGGAATGGATTGCTAGAGGATTTCAAGATTCTTTAGCGCCAGACTTTTGGAACTTCATGGAACAAAACACGCCATGTCATAAACCTTGGTGGGTTAATAATCGCGCATTACAACTTACACACCAATCTAATTTGTTAAGAAAAGATTGGACTTACTACTCTAAATACTTCCGAGTACCTGATGACCTACCTTACATATGGCCATTAGATGACGAGCAAGCATTTTGGTGTGGTGACCTACGAGAAAGGAATGGAACTGAATTGCTACCAAACGGAATAGTGTATTTGACTTCAAAACAGGTGGCTGAGTTATTAGGTGTATCACCTAAAACTATTAGTGCTTACAAAGCGCGTGGTCAAATGCCCGAGCCTGACCGTGAATACGGCAGGACACCATTGTGGAAACATTCCACGATTCAAGAGTGGCGCAAAGATTTACGCACTCCAATTATCAAATAACGGAAGGAAGGGTAATGAAACCAATTCATGTATATAAGTTAGCGGTATATCTGAAAGATGATGCCGAAGACTTGAATGCTGAAGAAATACAAGAAGCAATAAAAACTGAACTTGATGGCACTTATTATTTAAGTGTATTTGAAGTTGAGTGGCAAGGCGTAATTAGAACAGATGCGATCAGCCATGAAGAATAGACCTGATTGGTTAAATATCATGGAAAAAATCGCTACCGAAAAACTTGCAGAAGTCCTGCAAGAAATAGAAGAAGAAGGGGAAGGCAATAATGAGTACATCACTAGCAATAACGAATGATCAAACCTATTGGTCACCACAACAACTATCAGCGTTGAAATCATTAGGATTGTCGCAAGCCGATTCAGGTGATTTAGCGTTCTTTTTTCACCAAGCACAACGGACTGGGTTAGATCCATTTGCTCGTCAGATTTATATGATAAATCGTGGCGGAAGATGGGGCATTCAAACCAGTATTGATGGCTTTCGTATTATCGCTCAACGAAGTGGTCAATATGCTGGACAGACTGCGCCTTATTGGTGCGGAGATGATGGTGTTTGGAAAGATGTATGGCTTTCTAATACGCCACCAGTAGCAGCAAAAATCGGTGTTTATCGTCAAAACTTTGCTGAGGCAACTTGGGCAGTTGCTCGTTGGGAATCTTATGCTGTATTGAATAATCCAATATGGAAAAAGATGCCCGATGTTATGTTGGCAAAGTGTGCTGAATCATTAGCACTACGCAAGGCTTTTCCTAATGATTTGTCAGGTATTTACACTGATGAAGAAATGAGCCAAGTTGATGTGTCGGTAGAAGATAAAGTCAAACCCAAGAAGGTTGATTTACAGATACCGGCAAAAGAGCCAATAGATACAACTGGTGTTGATTGGGAATCATTAGCCCAAGCAATAGAAAACCTATCCGACAAAGACGCAGTCAAAAGAATGTGGAATGCTCGGAAAGAAATGCTTGACGCAGTTATCCCCGACAGTAATCCCCCTACTACCCTGCGTGAAGTGCTGATACAGAAAGTTGCCGCACTAGCATAATGACAAGAATAATCAATCCATTAGTGGCTGACTACATGGTCAAGTCATCTAAAAAATTATTCAATGCGGCAACTAGTGGTGACCCTGAATTAGCAGAGGCAACTTTGCTTAATATCAGGGCATCAATTGACAGTTATATCCTAGCCATAAAAGATGAAGGGTAATCATGAAACTTATGGAAGATAAATGCTTTTGGTGCGGAACTCGCATCACAAGACCAAGCAATAATATGTTATGGGTATGTGACTATGAATCTACACATTGTGAAGATCACCCAGTCGCATACAATTTGATGGACTTGACTAAGACTGACGAGTGGGCGCCTCATCAGTCTAGGAAAGATGTATTTCAAATAATAAGACAAAATCATTACATCACTAAAGCGCAACGAAGCGGTAAATACATACGCGGAATTGACGATAATGTTGTGATGATTAGCAACAAAGCAAGAAGCACTAGTCGTAAGTCTGCGGAAAAGGTATTACCAAATACCGGCACTATACGCAGACTGGTTTATGACACGATTGCTGCTAACAATGATAAAGGATATACCGATTACGAATTAGAAACGGTATTAAAGGGCAGTCATCAAACAATATCAGCAAGTAGGCGCACATTAGTTTTGGACGGCTTCTTGATTGATTCAGGCAAGACACGCATAAATCAAAACGGAAACGATTGTATTGTGTGGATCACTGCTGATGAGTTTAGCAACGGAATGCTGTTTGCTAATGTCTAAAGAATACTCATGGAAAGATGGGTGGGCATTAAGTTATCCTCACCCATTACCTGAGCCACCTAAACAAATACAACGCGAAACGATTTTTCGTTGTTCTTGCACAGGTAATTATGTAGAAATAAACCGCGAGTGTTCGCTATGCGGTCAGACTATGAAAGGAAGCGCATGACAATAACACCTGAAAAAGTAGAAACACGACTATACGAATTGAGCAAAGAAATTGATTCTGCTCATGACGAATTGGTCGCTGCTGAAAAGAAATATCACACCGATAAAGCAGTTTTTGAGATAGCGATTGCTAGATCAAGAATTCATATTGGTATGAATAATCAAAAACTTCGAGTAGGTGATATCGCAGATAAAGCATTACTAGAAGTTGAAAAAGAATGGGTTGATTTACAAACTGCAGAAGCGTTAGTTAAAGCCGCAAGAGGTAATGCTGCTCGCGTAAGAACTCAAGTAGATATCGCTCGTTCAATCGGAACGAGTGTTCGTGCCTCTTTAGAGGTATAGTAGATAAGGAAGGGTAAAATGAGAAAAAAAATAACAATATCAATAGTGATATTCGCGCTAGTTTTTTTGGCGTTGAATGTTGCTAACGCGAGGGCAGATGTTTATGTCAAGGTAGATGCTAGCGGTAATGCTATCGGTGGCGCAATCATGTGTGATGCTGGAACTTGTGCTGCTGGTTCATTATATTCAGAATCAACATTACAACCAGGCGAGCAATATGTTTTGCAAGGGACTGGTTTTGCGGGTATTGGAAATAACAATCCAAATACACAAGTAACAGTTGATCTACAAACAAATGTTTGGACTATAAACAGTCAAGCACAGGTAATTATGCCTGACACATTTGAACCAGTTTTAATACAATCTGTTCAAACATTTACACCCGAAACTAATCCTTGGAATCCTGCACCTGTTATTGCAGAACCTATATTTATTAATCCACAAGATGTTCTTATGACAACTTTAAGTGTTCAAACATTTAATGTAGTTATGGCAACAAAAAGCGGAATAAAAATTACTAAAAAAGAAAATGCTAAAGTGTTAATCAGAAAGAAGGGTAAAAAATGAAAGTAAAAGAACTAAAAGAAGTCATCAAAGATATGCTTGATGATGATATTTTGTTTGTTGCTTTATTTGATAAAGACGAAGCCGACGAACATGCAATGAATAACTTAAATGACGCAAAAGATTTTAAGTTCTCAGAATATGATTGGTCAGATATTGTTGATAAAATGAATAATGATGAAGGTATCTGGCAAGAAATTATGGGTTCATGGAGATACTTTATTGAGTTAGAGTTCAACAAAATCAAGAAGGGTAATGATGACAATAGTCAATGATCTAATCAAAACTATTGCCGGTAGTAGCAAAACAAGTGCTAGGTCTTTGCAAGAAGAAGTAGGACCTAGTGAGATTGGTGGCTGTCGCCGTAAAGTGTGGCTAAAAATGCGTAATCAAGAAAAAACTAATCTCAACACAATAAACCTACCGGCAATAATGGGAAACGCTATTCATGCATACATACATGAAGTTTTCAAGAAAGAAGACCCATTCAATGAAAGATATTTATTAGAAGAATCAATGGAATCTGAAGGCATCAAGGGTCATATTGATTTATTCGACATAGAAAATTGCGAAGTAGTTGATTGGAAAACAATTACTAAATCAAAAATACCTCGCTTCCCTTCACAACAACAACGCTGGCAAGTTCAAGTATATGGTTGGCTATTAGAGCAAAATACTTATCCAGTCAAAAATGTAACACTCGTTGGCATTCCTCGAGATGGTGATGAGCGAGATATTGTTTATCACACAGAACCCTATGATAGAGAGATTGCTAAAGAAGCAATCAAATGGTTAGAGATGGTTCGTGAATCTGTTGGTGGTGGACCTCTAGCAGAAAAAGACCCATTTTTCTGTAAATCATATTGTGGTTATTACGATGCTACTGGCGCTAAAGGTTGTGCTGGTAAAAGGAAAGGGGAATAATGGGTTGGGTACGATTAGATGATAACTTCGCAGATCACCCGAAAGTAATTGCTTTAAGTGATACTGCTTTCCGTCTATATATTGAAGGTTTGTGTTATTCAAACAGGCAATTAACAGATGGATTTATACCCAATGCTGTCTATACTAAATTGAGCAAGAACGATGATGCTCAATTTCTTATAGAAGCAGGGTTATGGGAAGACACTGAGGGTGGTTTCAACATTCGTTCTTACACGGAATATCAACCAACGAGAGAGAAGGTTGAAAAGAAGCGTGAGGAAGCGAAAGAACGATTGAGGCGGTACAGGGAAAGAAACGCAAATGAAACGACACCCCCAACCCAACCCAACCCAACCCAACCCAATAAAGATATAAAAGATAACTACTCCCTAGAGATAATTCCTGAGCCAAGAGTAAAATCAGCAAAAGATGCTGTTGTCAGGATAGGTAACAAATTAGAAGACGCAAGAAACGCAGGCGTCAATGCGTGGAACATTTCTAAATTGGTCGAAGATGAATGGGATAACCTTCACCAAGCCAATGACATTGGTGGCTGTATAGCCTTGACAGCGTGGTATGTGTCAGAATTGCAGTCACGAAAACTTACCTCTGCGGAGATATCACGCATAGGGCAAATGACTAAGCGGTTCGGCAGAATAGCCCTGTTAGCAATAGACGAAGCAGCCAGTAAAGACTTGACCGACTTAGTGAGTTATGCTTTCCGAGTGGCTCAAAGAATGTATGCAGATAGGAAAGCGTAGTGATAGTTGGCGGACATGAAATTCCTGAAGATTGGGAGAGTATGACTTGTATCTATAACTGTGGATACATACTCGTTTGGAAAAGAGGGGAAGCCTTTGATTCAGGCATTCAAATGGAAACTCATATCGCCATATCACACGAAAAACCATTGCCTTCATTTATGGACTGGTTTCGATTTAGAAGAAGGGATTACTAATGAACTTAGATAAGCATTGCGGAACGGCTGGTTGTATATGCACACACACGGAAGGTTGCGAAAAGGGTTGGATATGGGGGAAGTTTACAGACGATAAGACTGTTAGATTACCTAATGATGTTTATACTACCGTAACAGAAACATTTGAGGGAGTTAGTCCCTGCCCGATCTGCGACCCTGACAGATATGAAATATTCCTAACTTCAAAATCACGCGAGGAATTATTAGAAAGACTACGCAATCGCGGAACTCATCAAAGAGCGAAAGCCTATAAAGAAGACGAAAAGTCTAAAACAAGAACCCTATGAGGTGTAAATATGAAAACAAACAAAGTCCTAAAAGGCGCTGTAAGTAAAAGCAAAGCACAGCGCGTAAGGTTTACCGTTGGGTTTTACTTTGCCCTTCTAATGACCCTTCTAGCCCCGATTTCCCCCGTTCATGCCCCATCGTTTGAACTATCAAGGGCGCAGGCAGTCAATATAGATTACAAACTCTATGCAAAATCTTTAGCCGAACTTGAGTACAACTGGAACAACAATCAATATCAATGTCTGGCGCAACTCTGGGGCAAAGAAAGTGCATGGAATCCTGAAGCCGATAATCCTAATAGCACTGCATACGGAATCGCTCAAATGTTAAATGAAGATTCCGACAATGGCATGGTTCAAATTGCTAATGGGTTACGGTATATTGATCATCGTTACACAACTCCGTGTAATGCTTGGAAATTCTGGCAAAGGAACAACTGGTATTAGTAGTTCATTTTTTGTTAAAGGAAGACCTATTCCGCAAGGTTCTATGAAATTTGTGCGTCCGGGAGTGATGATTCATTCGCGCTCGCAAGATTTAGCATTATGGCGTGCTGATATTGCTAGAAATGCAGAACTTGCTGGATTCAAACCAGTTGCTGGTGGAGTAAAAGTAGAAATTGATTTCATATTCTTAAAACCCAAATCAAGCAAACGAGCATTTCCTTGGGTAAAACCTGACATAGATAAATTAGTTCGCGCCGTATTAGACGGATTGACTGGAGTAGCCTATGAAGATGATTGTCAAGTAATATTATTGCAAGCAACTAAAACTTATGGACAACGAGAAGGAGCGTGGGTAACCATCGAACAGGTATGGAATCACCAGTAAGATTATTAGACGAAATACTTAGCGACTACCCACGCATTTGGGAGTTTTACAAACAAGACGAAGGCGATAAAGGTCGCGCACCGAAATATGCGCAAAGATATCCACTCCCTATGGGTACTCTAAGCATGATAATTGATTTTCATGAATGGGTTCATTTTTCATCTAAATTGATATCAAGTTCAAGCAAGATTGAATTATCTAATCATGTTAGAAAAACTGAAGTAGGTCCATGTCCAGTTGTTATGTATCGCATTAAATGGATTAGCAACAACTGGCATATATTGAAACAGCGTAACAAATCGTTATCTAAGACTTTAGGCGACGAGGTAATTGATTGGCACACCCGAATTAGGGTCAAAGTCAATGACGGAGATATTTATACCTATCAATCCGAAATGCTCTGCGATAGTTGTTCGCACAGATCCGTAGTGCGTATCAATGACACATTCCTCTGCGTAAATATTGCTTGCAAAAATCCTATCACTGGGAAGTGGCTCACATGGCAACAAACCTAAATGAAATGAGGGAGATTGTTTTCGCACGATGCAAAGGATACTGCGAGAAATGCGGAAATCGACTACCTGAAGGTTGGGCGTTGCACCATAGAAAATTAAAATCTCGTGGCGGAAAAGATGAAATATCTAATTTTGTAGCCCTGCATCATGGTTGTCATAATCTAGATACAGATTCAGTGCATTTGAATCCTGAGAAGGCTGAAAGAACAGGATTGATGGTTCCGAGTTGGCAAGACCCTTGGGAGTGTCTTGTTACACTTCCTGATAAAAGTATTGTTATGCTTGACAATGAAGGCAACTACAAATACCTAGAAAGGAATGGCAATGGCTGGTGAACCAACTGTTACGGTTGTAGGCAATTTAGGTAGTGATGCAGAATTTCGCAAAACACCAAAAGGAACACCTGTAACATCTTTCAACTTAGCAAACACCCCACGCAAACAAGTAAATGGCGAGTGGGTAAATGATGACACAACATGGTTCAGAGTTTTCGTATGGAATTACGAGGCTGCTGGAACTGCCAATGCCCTAAAGAAGGGCGATAAAGTAATTGTTACAGGACGGTTTCAATTATCTAAATACACAACCAAAGACGGAGAAGAACGCCAGTCTTTAGAAATCAATGCTGATGGAGTAGGTGTTGTGCCTAAGTATGCTCCTGAACCACAAGTACCGATATCGGATAAATCAGATGAAGAACCTATTGACCAATTTCCTTGGTAAATCGCAAACTATCAAAACACAGTGTTATCACTGCGGTAAATGGTATGTCATAGGAAAAAAAGAAATAAGAGCAGTTAATTATTGTTTTGACTGCGTAGATTAACAGGGGGATTGATGAGTGAAGGCGACAGTATTATTGATTCCGAAGTGGCTGCAATGATGCTTGGGGTGAGTCCTGATGCATTACGCATGCTGGTATATAGAAAAAAATTAGTGCCAGTAGGAAGGCAAAAGCGAAGAAGCCGATTCCTTCTCGCTGATGTTCTGGCACTACAAACACGCCGAAGCAGGTAGTTGGAATACTTTCTTGCTAATGTGTGTTATGCTTCCTGTCAATGGGTGAGGTCTATCTGAAATCTGTTATTTACCCTTCCAGAAATTAGATAGCCTCGCCTGTTGTAACGAAAGGCAAACATGGAAGCAATCAAAGTATCAGTTGATACCTTAAAAGAATTTCCCGGCAATCCGCGTAAAGGTAATGTTAAAAAACTAGCGGAATCATTGACGACTAATGGTCAATACAAACCTATTGTCGTGCAAAAATCAACACAACAAATTCTTGCTGGTAATCATTTATGGAAAGCAGCAAAAGAATTAGGTTGGCAAGAAATTAACATTGTTGAAATTGAAGTCAATGATGATCAAGCGAAAAAAATTGTTGCCGCAGATAATCGCTTAGGCGAATTAGGAACATACGACGAGCAAGCATTATTAGATTTATTAGAAGAAATCAATTTAGAAGGAACTGGTTACGAACCAGCAGATGTTGATGATTTATTAGCATTCTTAGAAGAAAAAGTTGAAGTTGATTGGAAAACCGGCAACACTTTAGAGGGACAACAAGAAAATGTGCAGCGTCGCCCAACATTATCTGAAAGAGCAGAACATTACGCAGAACGCACAATTAGATTATTGATGTGTGAATATCCAAACGCACAATATGTTTGGATAATTGAAAAACTGACAGCACTCAGAGAACAATATGGCGTCGAAAGCAACGCTGATGCAATTCTAAAACTGGTAGAACAAACAACAGGAGAAAACAGCCCATCATGATTGACTTAGAAGTAATTCCAGTCAAGCGAGTAATTTCAAGAGATCAATCAAAAGAAATCAAAGGCAATGATGTTCCTGATTTAGAAGCAAATGTTACTAAAGCAGGTATCTATGTTGATGCTGAAACTAATGAACCATTTTTAGTTTATTGTGAGATGCCGGCAGATGCAGTTCCTAAATTGCGTCAAGCAGTGCGTAATGTTAAATACAGTTCATCAGGCGTGACTCGTCAATCAACTGGAACCGAAAATCATTCTCGTACATTCGGTATGGCACCACGCAAACCATTTCAAACTCGTGAAGCATGCAGACCTACTAGTCTTACATACGAACAACCCGAAGAACATGATGTGTTAGTTGAAACAGCAGATTTATTAGCAGACATGATGCGTGAATTTGCACCTGATATCTATGACAAAGATGTGCAAGAAACTGGCGCAGTCACAGATGAGTGGCGTATCAGCGAGCGCTCGCTATGGACTAGCGGAGTTATCAATAAAACTTCTACACTTCCATATCATTTCGATGGCAACAATTTTGATATGTGGTCTGCTATGCCGGTAATACGCAGAGGCACTCGTGGTGGTTATTTATCTATGCCTGAATATGATTTGACTATTGAATGTCGCGATGGCTGGGTGTTATTTTTTCCAGGATTTAGATATCTGCATGGCGTAACGCCAATTAAACATGTTGCTAAAGATTCTTACAGATACACAGTTGTTTATTATTGCTTGAAAGGCATGAAAGATTGTTTTACTTATGCAGTAGAACAGAAGGAAGCACGGAAGCGCAGAACTGATCGCGAAGTTGGATTAGCGTCAGCAGTCAAAGGTGATACCGCTTTCAAAATAAAATGAAATACACTATTGCGATACCGTCTTATCGACGACCTGATATATTAAAAAATCAGACACTCGCAGTATTAGACAGACTTTCGGTTAATCGTGACAACATTGTTATATTTGTTGCCAACGAAGAAGAATACGAAACGTACAACACGGTACTCAATGGCGAGTATCAAATAGTTGTAGGTGTTCGTGGCATATCTAGTCAAAGAAAGTTTTATCATAACTGGTTTCCAGTCGGCGAACGCATTGTTAGCATTGATGACGACATGGCAGACCTATTAGAACTCGGCGACAAACAGTTAATTCCTACGCAATATACGATAGATCAAATCGTTGAAATGGGATATAAATACGCAGAACTAGAAGGCGCAAAGATGTGGGGCATCAATCCCACAATGAATCATTTCTTTCTTAAAAATCATGTGTCAGTAGGTTTGCGATATATTTGCGCGAACTTCATGGGAACATTCGCAGGTGATTGGATATTCACAGACCCTAATCGCCGCATGACACCAACAGGCGAAGACCATCACAGCACTCTTAGAGGCTTCACTCGTTATGGTTCAGTAGTTAGATTAGAATTCCTATGCCCCAAGACAAAGTATTTTGCTACTGGCGGTATAGATGCTTGCGTTACAGAAGACGGAGCAAAGAGAGCGGATAGGCACGCTGAAGAATTAAGATGGGTTCAATCAAGATACCCTGATATATCTTCAATTCAAATCAAAGCAGGCGGAGTAGTCAATCTTCGCTTAAAGCCTATTACCTTCAATAAATACCCACGACCATAAAGGAATAGGCAATGGCTCGCCCAAGTAAATTAACAGAAGATGTAAAGCGTAGGTTCTTAACCTCTATACGAGCAGGTAATGACAAGAAGGTTGCTGCTGCTATGTCGGGAATCAGTGAATCAACTTTATATCACTGGCTAGAACAAGCAAGAAAAACAGATGCGGAACCAGAGTTTCTGGAGTTTTCGGAGTCACTTACACAGGCTGAAGCCGAGGCTGAAGTGGCTGCAGTAGCAAGAATTCAACAAGCAGCAACAAATGGTAGATGGCAAGCATCAGCGTGGTGGCTTGAAAGAAAATACGGAGAACGCTGGGGCAGGAACGATAGAATAAGGCAAGAAATTAGTGGTCCAAATGGAACACCATTAGCACTATCAATTGAAGATGCGAAGAAGGCAGTTCTAGCATACTTAGACGAGGGCGATTCAAAAGATGAGTTCATCAATTCGGGAGACGATTCAATCGTTATCGAAAACAGAACGACAGAAGTGGATTCAGACCCTTCCTGAAGATGTAGTTGTTGATTTAAGTCGTAAGCCATGGTGGTTTATTGGCAGACCAGAACAACAAGAGCCAGAAGGCGATTGGAATGTTTGGTTAATTCTTTCAGGTCGCGGTTGGGGCAAAACAAGAACTGGTGGCGAATGGTTAGCGCGAAAGATATTAGAAACTCCTAAAGCACCCGATGGTAGCCCTACACAATGGGCGATTATCGCACCACGCTTCGCTGACACCAAGAATGTTTGCGTTGAAGGTCCATCAGGATTTCTTAAAGCATTAAATCACAGAGGATTAATCTCTGATAAAGATTATATTTACAATAAGTCCTCTTACAAGATTATATTTAAAGATGGACAAGTCGTTCATATGTTCGGTGCTGACAGTCCCGACGCAGGACGCGGATTGAACTTATCAGGCGCTTGGCTAGATGAGTTGGCTATGTGGCCATATCCTTATGAAACTTGGACAGAAGGCTTAGCACCAGCACTCCGTATAGGTGACAGACCTAGAGTGGTTGTTACTACAACACCGAAGCCAATCCGACTTCTCCGCGATTGGACAACACGATCAGATGGCTCTGTTTATGTTACGCGTGGAAGTACATTTGATAATGCTAAGAATTTATCTGAGACCGCACTCATTGAGTTGCGTTCGCGCTACGAAGGAACGCGCACAGGAAGGCAGGAATTATATGGCGAACTGCTTGATGCTGCTGAAGGCGCATTATGGTCTAGGGATTGGATTGAAGACTCTAGAATAACCATAGATAAACTTCCACCTCTTTACCGCATAGTAGTAGCGATTGACCCAGCAGTAACTAGCGGAGAGAACTCAGATGAAACCGGAATTGTCACAGCAGGCGCAACAGCAGACGGACAATTCTATGTCCTCGCTGATGACACTTTACGCGCTACTCCAAACGAGTGGGGTAAGCGAGCCATTGAAGCATTTAGGAAATGGAAAGCAGACCGAATCGTCGCTGAAGTCAATAATGGCGGAGATATGGTCATTATGGTTTTACAACAAGTAGATAGAAACGCGCCTGTTACCAAAGTTCACGCAACTAGAGGTAAAAGAGTAAGAGCCGAACCTATCTCTGCATTATACGAACAGCAAAGAGTTCATCATGTTGGCGCATTCCCACAACTAGAAGACCAGATGGTAATGTGGACACCAGAATCAGATGATTCACCTGATAGACTTGACGCATTAGTTTGGGCATTAACAGAATTAAAAGACGGTTCAGTATCTCAGGCTGGACTTGCCGGTATGGCAATTATCTGTTCTAAATGTCAAATGCCTAGCCCTAAAACAACAAAGATTTGCACATATTGTAATGAACCTCTGAACGGAGAATAAATGGCCAGTACCTACAACACAGTAATTGACCAAGGCGCTGACTGGTTTCTGAATGTAACATGGGAAGATGTAAATGAAGACCCAATAGATATAACTGGCTACACTGCTGCTTTACAATTAAGAACTTCACCGTTGGCTAGAGTTGTATCATTAAACTTAACAACTGAGAATGATGGAATTGCTATTACTGGCGCAAGTGGTTTAGTTTCTATTCATGCAACTAACGATCAAACAGCAGATTTGACACCACAAAGATATACATACGATTTAGAATTATATTCACCTGCAAACCCAACAGTTGTAACTCGTTTAATTCAAGGCACAGTAGAAGTATCGGCGAATACAACGCGTGAGTAATTGTAACTGCGCAGATTGCTGCGAAAACATTGTAGTCGTTCGCGAACCAGTAACGACAATAGCAATAACTGGTGGTGGTCCAGCAGGTCCTCAAGGAACTACTGGCGCGCAAGGAACTCAAGGTATCCAAGGAACTGAAGGACTTCAAGGTATCCAAGGACTTGATGGCATTCAGGGTGCGCAAGGTGTTGATGGCTTACAAGGCTTGCAAGGAATTATTGGCGCACAGGGCGTTCAAGGAACTCAAGGATTAGATGGAGTTCAAGGCTCTACTGGTACTCAGGGAAATACTGGAAGCCAAGGAACTTTAGGCACACAAGGTGCGACAGGTACACAAGGTTTAATTGGAATCCAAGGTGTTGAAGGAATACAAGGAATCCAAGGCACAGACGGAATCCAAGGAACGCAAGGCATTCAAGGAGATGGCACACAAGGAACTATTGGTGCGCAAGGTGAAACTGGTACTCAAGGCTTAATTGGCATTCAAGGTGAAATTGGAATCCAAGGAATTCAAGGTTTAGAAGGTTTACAAGGATTAGAAGGATTGCAGGGTGTACAAGGCACAGACGGCATCCAAGGTTTTGATGGCACACAAGGCACGCAAGGTTTAGAAGGATTACAAGGCGTTGAAGGTTTGCAAGGCATTCAAGGCACCGATGGTTTACAAGGTTTTGACGGAACCCAAGGAACACAAGGTTTAGAAGGCTTACAAGGTTTGCAAGGAGTTCAAGGAATTGAACCAGCCCAAGGCATCCAAGGTCTTATTGGTATTCAGGGAGAAACTGGATCACAAGGCTTAGATGGAATTCAAGGATTAGAAGGCGCACAAGGAACTCAGGGAATTCAAGGCCACGATGGAACACAAGGCATTGAGGGCTTGCAAGGACTTGAGGGCGCTCAGGGTGTCCAAGGAATTCAAGGACATGACGGAACTCAAGGACTTGAGGGATTACAAGGTTTAGAGGGTGCGCAGGGTACACAAGGCATTCAAGGCCATGATGGAATTCAAGGTCTTACAGGCATTCAAGGCGAAACAGGTTCTCAAGGCTTAGATGGAATCCAAGGACATGATGGCACGCAAGGTATTAGCGGAATTCAGGGAACAACTGGTTCACAAGGTTTAGTTGGTATTCAAGGCGAGCAAGGACTTCAAGGAATTGATGGAACACAGGGTGTTCAAGGAATAATCGGTTCTCAAGGAACCCAAGGTTTAATTGGTATTCAAGGATTTGACGGTATTCAAGGAGTTCAAGGTAATACAGGTGCTAGTGGAACCTCATCTTCTATTTTTGATTACCAAGCAAGAACTAACTCACAAACTCCACCACCTAATGCTGGCGACATTAAATGGAATAATGCAGTACAAATTCTTGCAACAAACATTTATGTATCTCACTTAACAGCGCCAAATGTAGATATAGATGTTTTATTAGCAAACATAAAAAATGGCGACATCTTCTTTGTTCAAGATAGAAATAACTCTACTAATTATCAAGAATGGCAAGTAAACGGAACACCTACAACTGTTCCCAATGATTATTGGACTTATCCTGTAACACTTTTAACATCAAGTGGAACAGGTACAACAGGTTTTGCAAATGGTCACAATATTTCTCTTATTACACAAAGCGTTGGTGTTCAAGGCGTTACTGGTGCGCAAGGAACAAATGGCGCACAAGGAACTACTGGCGCGCAAGGGTTACAAGGGCTTCAAGGAATTTTTGGCATTCAAGGTGAAACAGGAACTCAAGGTTTAACTGGATCACAAGGAATTACTGGAACACAAGGTGCGACTGGAATTCAAGGACTTCAAGGTCTGCAAGGACATGATGGTAGCCAAGGTCTTGACGGAATTCAAGGCATAACTGGCGCACAAGGTTTAGACGGTATTCAGGGTCAGCGCGGATTACAAGGTGTTACAGGAACTCAAGGCGCTGAAGGATTACAAGGTACTCAAGGTTTACAAGGCCACGAAGGTATCCAAGGACAAATTGGATTACAAGGTTTAACTGGCAGCCAAGGCACTCAGGGTTTACAAGGTGTTACAGGTAGCCAAGGTTTAGAAGGAATCCAAGGAACTCAAGGCGTACAAGGTTCTCGCGGCTTGCAAGGAATAACTGGTAGCCAAGGAACTATTGGTGAAACTGGTGCGCAAGGAACACAAGGTGTTACAGGTTCTCAAGGAACTAATGGATTAAATGGTTCTCAAGGAACTCAAGGTGCTCAAGGTAATCAAGGTCTAGTTGGTAGCCAAGGCACTAACGGATCAGACGGAAGCCAAGGAACTACTGGTAGTCAAGGATTAACTGGTAATCAAGGCTTAACAGGTTCGCAAGGTTTAATAGGTTCTCAAGGTTTGACTGGTAGCCAAGGATTAACTGGCATACAAGGAAACCAAGGAACAACAGGCTCTCAAGGATTAACTGGTTCGCAGGGTGCGCAAGGGGTTCAAGGATTACTTGG